ATAATAGATTTTCCAATATCATTATAAAAAATTTTAACATTAATATCATTTTTGCCAGACGCATATTGTAAATAACTATTTAATTTATCTCCTGAACCGGAAAATATTTTAAGGTCTATTAAACCATGGATAGTGACCTTAGAATTAACACTATAATAATTAGTAGGTAGTATCAAATCATAAGCAGCGTCAAAATTATTATAAGTATTATCAGTATTAAATATATCTGGTACAACACTAAGATTAGAATTGTAGAAATCAAAAGTATCAGTCTTATTTTCTGTAACATTTCTTATAAAAATGTCTGGTCCAGTTAAAGTTTGCCATAATTCATTTCCAACTTTTACCTCAACTTTATCAATTAATTCATAACCAAGTGTTCTACTACAACTATTAGAACTTTCGTTTGTAGAAGATTCAAAAGAAAAAGAATAAGATAAAAGTATTTTTGAAATTGAATCGGCATTTTCTATTAAGCGAAATGTATAACTACCAAGGTTATTTATTTCTCTATTATTTAGTTCTTGTTTGATTACTGTATCATTTGCACCGTTCAAATAAGTTCTTGGTTTTTGACTTAAGAATTCTGATACTACGTTTTCGTCTGGTTCTGGTACCAAAGCATTTGTTAGAGATTGTACCCCAGTGTCTCTATAAGTTGTAAATGGAAGAGTTGCACCCGTTGGCATTTATAATAAAAGTAATATATTTTTTTTTATTAAATTACGCTGGCTTTTTGCTGAATATAAGACTTATTAAATGTTATTTGTTGACTACATTCGCCGCCGACATAAGTCACAACGTTAGTTCCTATAGCTGTAATATTTACTCTGCATCGATTTGCTGTAGAAGCTGCTTCTGATAATGTTTTTCCGTCTAAGATTTGATTTTTATCAAATGTCAAAACAAGACTTTTATTTGAAAGTTTCGATAATAAAATAGAGTCGTTTCCAAATTTAGTAGATGCTAGAGGAATTGTATAAACTGGATAACTATTTATTACATTTAATTGTAAGTCTTTAGCACAATTTTTTAAATAACTAGCTGGTAATTTTCCAGTTACGGAAGCACCATCTACTATCAATTCGGCGTATTTAATACAATCATAGATTTGAAAATATATACTATCAGCGTTAGTTGAATAAAATATACCATTATTATTGGCAGTATTTCCAGTCCAGTCTGAGATACTAGTAGGAGCAAATGTCTTAGAATTTGTTCCATCAAGAATGTTTCTTTCTATTGTAAAACAAATATGAGAACAATTAATTGAGAAAGTTTGTTCATAGTCTTTAGTATCATCTAAATTTATAATTGTTGTGTAATCGTCTATTACATTATTTGGGTCAACGTATTTAATCATACTTTGAGAAGTTTTGATAACACTATTTACGATATTGTTTTCGATGTAGCTTTTTTCAGAATCAGTAAAAAGATGTCTTTTAATAACAAGTTCTGTTTGTAATACATTTTCATTTAGACTTCCACCAAATAAAATTTTCTTAAAACTATCTCCATCAAAGTGTAATTCATTGTAATAAATTTTAATTTGTATATTATTATTTCTAGCACCATACTGCAAAAAGGAATTAAGTTTAGATCCTCCAGAAGAAAATGACATTAAATTTATAGAAGAAATCACTTTATAATCAGCAGGGGTTTGAAATACAGTATTTAAAATATCAAATTTATAATTTGATAAAGAAAACAAAAAGTCATTCGGGTTTGTACTAGTGGACAAAACATTTGTTCCAACCATGTCTCCTGTGAAACTCATAAGAGATGAATTGAAGTCATTAAATCCTTGATGGTGCTCTGTAAGATTTCTTATTAATAAATCAGCTGAAGTCATAGTTTGCCATATTTGATTTCCTACTCTAAATTCTACCTTGTCTATAGCGGCTAAAAATGCTGATTTTTTTGCTAAAAACGATCCAGTACCATTAGAAACTGAAAGATTTAAATATATATCAGTTATCGCATCACAACCATTAGGAATTACAAAAGTTTGTACTTGTGCCACAGCTGTACCATCTACCAACGGTACCTGTCTAGGTAAAATTATATCATTACATCCACTTAAGAAAGTTCTATCTGGTTTACTAAGAAACTCAGATACAACATTTTCATCTCCATTAGGTTCTAAAGCAGAATTTATACTTTGAATTCCGTTTTCTGTGTATGTTCTGAATGGTAAAATACCTCCACTTGTCATATTTATAATAGATGTAATATATTTTTAAACGTTTAAAATACGAATTTTTAAAAAAAATATATTAAAAATGAACAATACATACGAATGTAATGTAAAAGATTTACCACAAAAAAATCCACCAAAGAAGGAAGTATCAAAGGAAACTGTAGAAAAACAAGTAACTCTTGATACAACAGAACCAAAAGAATCTATTCAATATAATATATTTAGTTTATTGGACAATGTTAAGAATATTAAAATGTTTCTAATAATGCTACTAGTATATATAATACTTCACTCTGAAATTTTGACAAATATTCTAACAAATAATATCGAATTCTTAGCTTCTGATGGAAGAATTAATATAATCGGCAATGTTTTAATGTTTTTAGTTTTGGCATTTACTTATTTTTACCTTTCTTAGGTCCTGGACCGCTAAATTTAGGTTTTCCAGTAATATTATCTTCAATTTTTTCAAGTAAGCTGTTAATACTGAAATCTTTTTGGGCCATTTTAACTTTTGGTTTAGGAGTCTTCCATCCAAGAGCTTTTTGCAAAGTTATAGAAATGGGAATTAAATTAGAAGCATATTCTCTACAACATCCAAATTTACCATCTCTTTCAGATCTACATCTTTGACAAAATCCGAAAGGAGTAATTTTAAAAAAGATGTGGTTATTACTATGGTAATCGTCTATATTCTGACAAAATTTAGATTTTGATTCTATTATATAAATTTCCTTGTCTTTCATCTTAACTATTTTCCTTGTATCACTAAATTGATACCCAGTCGCATAATTCTTGAAGAATTTTTCAATAGCATCATAAACAGAAGTACTCTTTTTGATAACATCGAATCCAGAATTTTCGTCTTCAGTTTCTTCAACTTCGTATTCTGGTAATGAATGATATTTTGTAAATTCTTTTTCAAATGATCTAACAGAAGTATTTTTAAGAGCTTTTAAGGTATCATTTTTATATTCTTCTGTAAGTTCAGTATTCATTTGTTTTCCTTTATAAACAGAATATACTATGTATACTCTGTTTTCGTAATTTTTAATTCCATCAGAAGTACTACATTTATCAGCTCCTAAAAGTCTAATACCATTGTGTGCGTATACACTTTTATCTATAATCTTCTCCCAATTGTCATAAAATTCTGGAATTTTACCGAAAAGAGTAGTAAATCTTAGAACTATAAAAGTTCTAATTTTGACCGCTATTTCTTTATTAACAAGAAGTTCTGGCCAATGTAAATGATAACCTTGCTTTATATATTCTTCGGTGTCTCTCATAATTTTTTTATTTTTATCGGCAACTGTAACTATACACATAGTTTCAGACACTGCATAAATTTCATTTATAATTTCTTGAATAGCTACTATGTATTTATCAATTTCAAAAACTTTTTTAGCTAAAACATCAAAGTCAATAAAGAGTTTAAATATATCAGTTTTAAGTTCTACTATACAACTTTTTTCTGCTATATTTTTAGCGTAAACCTGTTGAAATATCTCATAGTCTTCTGAAAGATCTAGTTTTCCTCCATCTAACATAAAATGTGTAACATTTCTACCAGAACTTTTAACAATTTTGTCGCAAGAATAAAGCCACTGTATTAATGGATTAGCCATTTATGATTTATAATACATTAATACTTTAAATAATTTTACTAAGGCTTAAATTTAATGGTAATATTTTCTGTCGTGGTATAAATACCTTTTACAGCCGAAGGTGATAATACAGTACGTTTGTCTTTGTTTTTACTAGTCATAGTCGTAATCATGTCTGAATCTATAAGTCTAACATTAGAAAGTGCATAATCGAATATCTTATTTTCTATGAACCACTTAAAAAAATTAAGTTGACCAACTGTTGTAACTAGATAATTACTATTAAGATTATTTTCGTCATATTCTCTCCAATTAAATGTATTAATGTTTATCATTAGACGTTTTTGTCTACAGAATGGGTCAAAGAATTTTTTTGAATAAGCCTTCAATTGATTTTTGTAGTCTATGTATATATTAAAATGTTTAATTTCTTGACCTTTTTGAAGAGTAAATATTATATTATACTTTTTTGAATAATTTGTTACTAACCAATCTATAAGTCTAAGACTAAGAGGAGTTTTCTGAGATATTATATCACTCAGAAATGAAAGTTTATTCCTATAAAATATCAAAAGGAAATTAACAAGTGTTTTTTCCTTTTCAGAGAATTCCATACTCTTTATATTATAATTAAAGTCTTTAAATTTATTTAAAGCGTATTAGTATAATAGAGTATAATGTTTACCGAAGTAACATCCGATAATGTTAAAGAACAAGTTTTATTTATTCTAAATAATTATTGGAATAACAATTACACAGGATTTTCATTTCCACTACCTAGTTCAGTAAATATTAAAAGAGAAAACTTGATTGAAATGAAGAATGGAAACTATATTTTTACTAAGAAAGAAGTTAATTCGCGCAGAGCGGTTTTTATGCTTTATGAAGACCAAGAGTTAAATCATAAGCAATATCTAATTCTAAAAGATTCTACTGTTCTAGAAACTAATTTTACTATTTCAGACTACTACTTTAAAGGTAGTATCTTTGATGTTTCTTTTATCGATGATACTCTAGTAGTTTATGACGTGTTTATGGTGGGAGGTTATAAAGTAAATAACATGGATCATTTAAATAGATTCGCTATGACTAAAAATTTTACAGATGGAATTGAAAAAATAAATAGCT